GGTAAGACGCCTCGCGATTCCTATCCAGAGAGTGCGCGGCTATAGGGGGTTATAACATGGCGCATGAGTTTCTGTGGTGAAATGGCAAAACCAGCAAATCAGCGTAAATTCGCCCGGCGCGTCGGCGTTTCACAGCCTGATATCTCCAAGCTCGTCACACGTGGCGTACTCACGCGCGGCGCCACGGAAAAAGTCTGGCTACTCGAATATACAGCCAACCTCCGCGAAGTCGCAGCGCAGCATAAGTCCGAAGAGGGCATCGATCGCGTGCGCGAAGCCGCGCTGCTCGACCGGCGCAAGCGCGAGGAACTTGAGATCAAGCTCGCCCAGCTGCGCCGCGAGCTCTGGCCGACCAGTGCGATTGCCGTTGTGCTGCATCAGCACAACACCAATGAAAAAAACCGCTGGCTTTCCCTGCCCGCCACGTTCAAGGCGATCTGCCCGCACATTTCCCCGCGCGATATCGACCGGCTCGACGGCCTTGTCCGTGAGAACTTGACCGACCAGGCACATGATCAGCTCCCTCCAGATATCAGACAATTGGTACAGCGATACTTTGACGAGCTACATGCCGCCGCCGAAGTTAACGGTGAGCCAGTGGGCGGATCAGTATCGCCGGCTCAGCCCGGAAAGCAGCGCAGCGCCCGGCCCCTGGCGCACGGCGCGCACCCCTTACCTGCGAAAAATCATGGACGAAGTCAATGATCCTACGATTGAAACCATCGTCTTCATGTCCAGTTCCCAAGTCGGCAAGACCGAGACTCTGCTCAACATTATGGGCTACTTCATGCACCAAGACCCATGCCCGATACTTTTGATAGAGCCCACGCTCCAGCTCGCCGAGGATTACAGCAAGGACCGGATCGCCACGATGATCCGCGACAGCCCGGCGTTGCGCGAACTCATTCCCGAGCCACGCACCCGCGACGGCGGCAACACTTTACTGCACAAACAATTTCGCGGCGGCCATATCACTCTCGTCGGCGCCAACAGCCCATCCGGTCTATCCGGCCGGCCTATCAGAATAATTCTCGCCGACGAAGTCAGCCGTTATCTTCCCTCCGCAGGCACCGAAGGCAACCCACTCAAACTCGCCGACGCCCGCGCCACGACTTTTTGGAATCGAAAAAAACTTTACTTCAGCTCCCCAAGTATCGCTGGGGTGTGCAACGTGAGCCGTGAGTTCGAAAGTTCCGACAAGCAATACTTTCACGTCGCCTGCTACCGCTGCGGTCAAGGTCAGATTCTCGAATGGAAACAAGTCCGCTGGGACAATGGCGATCCAAAGACCGCCCACTACGTTTGCGCCCAGTGTAGCGCCACCTGGAATGACGCCGAGCGGATCGACGCCATCCTTTCAGCCGAAGACGCCGGCCTCGGCTGGAAAGCGACAGCGGAATCCACCGGCATCGCCGGGCATAGCATCTGGGCCGCTTACAATCCGTGGATCAGGCTCGAGCAGCTCGCGAAGAGTTTTCTTGACGCCAAGCACGCCGGTGACCACGGCGACGACGAACCGCTCAAGACATGGACCAACACCGTCGCCGGCCAAGTTTGGGTCGAACGAGGCCAACGGGCCAACCCCGAGCCGCTTGTCGAAAGGCTCGAATCCTACAGCGCCGAATCATTGCCATGGCAGATACTCTACCTTACCGCCGCCATCGACACCCAGGACGACCGGATCGAGATCAAGATCGTCGGCTGGCGCGCCGCCAATCGCGTCGATCCGCCCGAGGCGTGGATAGTGCTGCACAAGCTGCTGTACGGCGACCCCGCCAAGCAGCAGGTTTGGGACGACGCCGAAGTTTATTTAATGCGTGAGTACCGCACCATGGACGGACGCACGCTCCGAGTCGCCGTCACCTGCGTCGACTCCGCCGGCCACCATACAGAAGCCGTCTACCGCTACTGCAACAAGCGCCTCGCCCGCCGCGTCTTTGCGATTAGAGGCGCTGCCGGTCCCAAGCCAATCTGGCCGCCCCGCGCTGGCACGTCCAAAAAGTTTCAGAAGAGCAAGGTTTTCACGATCGGTGTCGACACCGCCAAGGACGCTATCTTCGCCAGACTAAAGCTCACCGACCCCGGACCCGGCTACATTCACTTTCCTGTCACGAGCGACGCCAGCGGCACTTTCGATCTGAACTACTTTCAACAGCTCACTTGCGAATACGTCAAGACCAAATTCATCCGTGGCCATGCCATCCGCGAATGGCACAAACCCGCAGGCGCCAGAAACGAACCATTCGACTTGCTTGTCTACAACATAGCTGCCTTACTCGCCCGCTCGGTCCCGTGGGAGATCCTAGTCCGTAGCGCCCCCAGTGAGCCGCCCACGCCGCCCGACGGCAGCACCCCGTCCCAAACCCCGCCGCCCGCCCCAGCCAAAGCCATTGCGCGTCTGGTGGGGAGGGGAGTAAGAATTAGGATCGGAGGGAGATGACCTTATGTCTAAGATAACGACGTTGGTTTTGGCATTTAGCATCCTAGAGGACGACGGCGCGAATGAGGACTGGGCGGAACGCATTGCCGCAGTTAACAAATACTTTGATGAGCAGAAACGCTGCGGATTGGTAGTGCCACGAAATGATGATTGGTATGGCGGCGGCAAAGTTTTAACGCATCCGCTTTTTGTAGGCTCGTTTAATATGCTAGGGATTGATGGTTTCATTGCACACTTACGAACGATTCCATGGAAATATCCAGCAGAGGTTCAGTTATGGGTCTGCAAAGAAGAGGATGACGTATTCAGGACCATGTTTCCTCTGATTCAGCAACACAGACGAAACTTTTCCGACCGGAACTCTCGCGCAGTCCATTCAAACCATAAAATCACAAAGAACCCTAAGTTATGAGGAGTAAGAATCAGGATCGGAGGGAGATGATATTATGGAAGAACCGTCATTCTTGAAGACAGAAAAGTGTCCAGCCTGCGGCGCTCCAGTTATACAAGGCCACTTCTACCCACCAAGCCTCATCACCGAAGAAGTTATGGTCCTTACCATGCGCAAGTATCCCGACCTGCTGGCTGCCGCAATTCAGTGGAGTAAGGAGAGAAACTCGGCGCTTTGGATAGTTGTGAAAGATGCTGTAAACACTGGTTCATAGACAAATGATGATGCGCTCGCCACCGGCAAAGCAGTAAGAACTAGGATCGGAGGGAGATGATGAAAATGATCAACACGTTGGAATTTATAGAGCAGGTACTTATAGCTCAGCTCGGAGCAGATTCAGTTGATCGAGAATCGTTTGCGCAGGCGAAACTGCATGATTTTATTACGAGAGTCGAAGGCCCATGGTTCGAGGCTCATTACGATAAAATTGCTCCTGGTGTTAGCCTCGAACGCTTCTTCAAAATATTGCTCGGGCCGCGTCATGGGATTCTAATTCAGCGCGCCGGGAAATTCGCCATTGTGTTTCCACCTTCAGAACGGCCAACGGAGTAGAATCAGGATAGGAGGGAGATGACGACCATGGAAACGTTTTCTTACATTGACTGCCATATTATGCCGACGGTAACGACGCTCACGATTCAACTTTCAAACGGAGGCGCGACTGTTTACTTCACTCCTAAAATGTCGGCCGAACTGGCGATTGCTGAGATAAGACGTCTGGCGACAATGCTGGAAGATAAACTGAGGGCGCAAAGAGAGGAGAATATCTGAGAGGTAAATTATGCCCGCGCAGCATGGGATGCCGCAAAGCAAACGAGTAAGAATCAGGATCGGAGGGAGATGATGGGCATGCGAGAGTTGACAGACGAATTCTGCAAACGCGAGTTGTTAGCCATTTTGCGTAAGAACTGGGAGATTCAAGCTAGGCTCGGATTAGAAAATTTCGAGATGGCTGAGTATTATGTCCTGACAATTCATCCTACGTTATGGGAAGGATTTAAACGTTTAACGTATACCGATCCTTTCCCCTCCGGGGAAAAGCCGTTCGATTTTTGGGGACTTAAAACCGAGATCACCGATGATGTAGAGGGTTGGATGCTCGTTCCGATCTGCGCCGAGCGATAAAAACGCCTCTTGACACCTGAGCGAAATTTATCTACGGCTGAATCTGACCGACTTTTTTAATTTTGAATCTGGAATTTTGAATTTGTAATTGTTCCCCAACCCCATGGCCCGTTCCACCGCCCAGATCAACGCCGACATCGAACAGGTCCGCTGCGCGATCCGTGAGATCGTCGCGGGTAAGCGCATGGTCGTCGCCGACATCGGCGGACGAATCGAGCAATACACCGCCGTGCGGTTGTCCGAGCTGAAAGAGATGCTCAGCGATCTTTTCACCGAGCTGGCCAACGCCACGCTAGCCGCGCAAAACCGCAGCCGATCGCGCATCCTGCACACGATATTCAATAAGGGAATAAGTAGATGATTCACCACAGGGACGAAGTAGGGGCGTTGTGTACGGGCGGACCTGTGTGTCCGCCCCACGATCGGGCGCACACGCAGGTGCGCCCCTACAAATGTGTCCGCCCGTTCGGAGGGCGCACACATAGGTGCGCCCCTACACCGTAACGGCCATGGCACTCGCTGACACTATCCGCCGCATTTTCTCCCGTAATTCCCTTTTGCGCCCTTTGCGTTCTTTGCGGCCAAACGTCCGAAACTCTTACGAGGCCGCCGGCACCGGCCGTCGCTTGGTCAACTGGCGCCCCGGCATGGTCGGGCCTAATGCTTCGACGATCCGCGAGCTGGCGCAGTTGCGCGATCGCAGCCGGGAGAGTATCCGCAACAACGGCTGGATGGTGCAGGGGCAAAATAATTGGGTGTCGAACGTGGTCGGTTGCGGCATCTATCCCGAGCCGGCCAGTTCCAATACGGAGTTCAACACCGCGGCGAAGTCCCTCTGGGACGAGTGGACCGCGGTGGCGGACGCCGATCATGTATGGGACTTTTATGGCCTAATTGCCCTGTCCGAACGCGAGCGCCGCGAGAGCGGCGAGATTTTTATTCGGCTGAGACCGCGACGCCTAAACGAAGGCTTGCCCGCGCCGTTTCAACTTCAGCTTTTGGAATCCGAGATATGCCCCGAGACCTACACCGACACGGCGAAAAACATCCGCGCCGGGATTCAGTTCAACGGCATCGGCGCCCGCACCGCTTATTGGATGTACCGCGAGCACCCCGGCGATTTTTTCTCCTCGCGTTTCAACGGCGGCGAGTTGGTCGCCGTGCCAGCCTCGTCGGTGATTCATTACGGTGCGCCCCTGCGCGCGGGACAACTGCGTTACCCGCCCATGACTGTCCAGGCGTTGATCAAGGCAAAGGATTTCGACGAGTACGACGACGCCGAGCTCGTGCGCAAGAAAAATAAAGCCGCTTATACCGGCGCGATCACGCGCAAAGAGCCTCTCACCGAAGAGGAGGCCGCTGGCAACTTCGACCCGCTCACCGGCCAGCCGATCGTCAAGGACACTAACGGGATCGGCGTTACTCAGGTCGAGGCAGGAAGTTTCTTCACGACGTTTCCCGGCGAAGATGTCAAGCTTTTTGAGGGCGATCAGACTGGCTCTGGTTATGCTGAGTTCTGCCGCCAGCAATTGCTGGCGTTTTCTGCAAGCCTTGGAATCCCCTACGAATTCTTGAGCGGTGACATGAGCAAGGTCAACGACCGCTTGATGCGCGTGATCTTGAACGAATACCACCGGCTGATCGAGCAGACCCAGTGGCACCTGACCGTGCCTCAACTCTGCCTGCCGGTCTGGCGTTTGTTCGTTGACAGTGCCGTCGCCGCCGGTAATCTCGATGCGCCCGGCTACGCTGAGAACCGCAACGATTATCTGAAAGTCACCTGGAACACGCACCGCTGGCCGTACATTAACCCGATTCAAGACGTCGAGGCCGCCGGCAAAGAGATCATGTACGGCCTACAAAGCCGCACCGGCGCCGCCGCCGAGCGCGGTTTCAACGCGGAAGAAATAGACAAGCAAAACGCCGAGGACAAAAAGCGCGCCGAAAGCCTGGGTCTAACCTACGAAACCCACGCCCCGGCGAACAACAAAACGCCCGTCGACCCGAACGCACCCGACGACGGCGATACGAATTCGCCCGGCTATAGTTCAAACAAAGTTACTGTCATAGTTTCAAATCCGAAACCAGAACCGCAACGGGATGCGAAAGCGGATTTTAGAGCCGCGCGGGAAAAAAGAGAGCGTGATATTC